ATGCAGCCGACACAACACTGGATAGTGTTAAGCTTTTAAATATGTCAACTGGCGGTCGCGTACCAATAACAGATGCGACTAAGAAACTAGTTGATTCTCTCATTACTCAAAATGAAGATGGATCAATTTCAATTTCTGCCAATGTAGAAATTTCGGGTAATATAACTGTTTTGGGTAATTCATTTGCGATTACCTCCAATGACTTGATTATTAATGACCGTGTTATTGATCTAGCCAATAATAATACATCCAACGAGTTGGATGTTGGTATTCTCATGGAACACCCCGGTAAGAATATATTCATTGGTCATCATACCAGTCCTCATGATCACTTTTCGATAGGTTATACACCTAACGGATATGCCGCGGATCACATAGATTGGGATGGAGAAAATCATATCACAGCAAATATTTGGGGACACCTCATCACACAAAATACTGTGACTGTTCAATACGGGAATGTATACATCGTTGATGGTGGCCTTGGAATTGGAATTGGAGATGGTGTGGATGATAACGTTCCAGACTCAAAGTTGTATGTAACTGGTAATGCTCATTTTACTTCTAATATCACAACAGCTTCTAACGTTCTCATCACCGGTGATGCTCAAGCCACTTCAAAGACAACGGGTGCTCTCCAAGTGACTGGTGGTGTGGGTGTGCAAGGTGCTATTCACGCTGCAAGTGCAAATTTAGAAGGTGTAGAGGCAGATAATGTCACTATTACAGATACCACAGACTCTACAGATACAACAACAGGTGCCCTTCGGGTTGCAGGTGGTGTGAGTACCCAAGAAAACCTAAACGTTGGGGGTACAGCTAAGATTTGGGTTGATACAGATGCCTCTTCAACTACAACTGGTGCTTTACAGGTTTTGGGTGGCCTCGGCGTTGCCAAGACTGTATTTGCGGCGGACCTGTCATCCGGAAGTGTTATCGTAACAGACAATACTACATCTGATAGTACAACCACTGGTGCCCTAAAGGTTACAGGTGGTGTGAGTACCCAAGAAAACCTAAACGTTGGGGGTACAGGTAAGATTTGGGATGACACAGATGCTACAACAACAACAAGTGGAGCCTTACAGGTTTTGGGTGGCCTTGGTGTGGTTAAAAGTATACATGCCGCTGACACAACTTTTGAAAGTGTTGATGTAACGGATACGACTCAATCCACTTCAATTATAACAGGCGCTCTGACAGTTGCTGGTGGTATAAGTTCTCAAACTAACGTACACGCTTCAAATGTGTATTCACATGGTGGTCTTATTACTAACAGATCTGGTACTTGTTTAAAAACATACTCTTATTCAGGAGCTTTAGCAACTAATATTCTTATTGCTGATGCAACTTTCATTATTACTTTTTCACCACATATATTTTACGCAAAAATATATGGAACTCTTGTTGAAGGTACTATATCTGTAAGTAGTATAAATCAAGAATGTACAGGTGGTCATATTACAGGAGGGACTGGTGATGTTATAATTATAGGTACTACAAATCTAATTGGTCATAGTTCATATCCATGGAGTTCTGAAGTAACGTCTGATGCAACTACAGTAACTATAAAACCTGCCCAAGATTTAGTTGGTGATGGTCAGATAAATCTTTTTGTTGAATATTTTTCAGCACACCCAGATGGTAGAGTTGTTAAAATTACACAAGGTGTTACAGATGTTATCACGTTTAATTATTAACTTAAAAAAATTGTATATTAATAATAGTATGACAACACTCATTCATGCATTCGCCGGGAATATAGGTATAGGCACGACCGATCCTGGTGCTTATAAATTACGTGTAGAAGGTGCTGCTAAAATGGATTCATTGCAAGTAAATGGAGTAACTAATAGTCATGTCCCAATTGGTCTTATTAGTATGTGGTATGGTACTATCGGAACTATTCCAACAGGATGGCATGTATGTGACGGTACAACCGGTATATCAAGAACAGATGGAGCTGGTACTATCAATGCACCAGATCTAAGAGATAGATTTGTTAGAGGTGCTGCTGGTGATGCTGCTCCTGCTCCAACAATTCAAGGAGCTTTGGGTGGTGCAAATACTGTGACTTTAGCAGCTAATAATTTGGCTGCTCACGTCCACCCTACACAAACTCAAACTAATAATGCTCCACACTCTCACTATGTTGACGCAAATAATGCTCCTCATGCCCATAACTCCCAAGCCGTGAATGCTCCTCATGCCCATAACTCCCAAGCCGTGAATGCTCCTCATTCTCACTATGTTGACGCAAATAATGCTCCTCATGCCCATAACTCCCAAGCCGCGAATGCTCCTCATGGCCATAATACCAATTACATTAGTGATAATCATTCACATCCATATTCAATTTACGGTCTTAGATATGGTGAGGTTCCTGTAACAGTTTGGAATGGACAATCTATGGCTGCATATGCTCACAGTTTCTATTATGGTGGGAATACCGGTAACGTAAATAATAATCATTGGCACGGTGTTCACGGAAATAATGCTCCACACTCTCACTGGGTTGACGGATCTAATGCTCCTCATGACCATAACTCCCGAGCCGCGAATGCTCCTCACTCTCACTATGTTGACGCAGGTAATGCTAATCACTCTCACTATGTTGACGCAAATAATGCTCCTCATGCCCATAACTCCCGAGCCGCGGATGCTCCTCATACACATAGTGTCACAATCGGATCTAATAGTACAAACAATAATGCTGTAACAGTTGAAAATCCTTATTACGCACTCTATTACATTATGAAAATATAAATACACGTTTAATTATTAATTTAAAAAAATTGTATATAATTAAAGTATAAATGTCATCAAGTATAATTCACACTTTTGACGGAAATATAGGTATAGGGACAAATGATCCCGGAAGTTATAACTTACGAGTAAGTGGTACCACTAATTTGGATTCATTACAAGTAAATGGAGTAACTAATAGCCACGTCCCAATTGGTGCAATTATCTTGTGGTATGGAACAAGAGGGGTTGCCGACGCAAATCTTCCAACTGGGTGGAAAATATGTGATGGCAGCAACTATACACGCTCCGATGGAGCTGGCAATATTACTACACCAGATCTAAGAGATAGATTTGTTAGAGGTGCTGCTAGTGATTCTGCTCCTGCTCCAACAATTCAAGGAGCTTTGGGTGGTGCAAATAGTGTGACTTTAGCCACAACGAACTTAGCTGCTCATAACCACTCGCATCAGGGTGGCACTACACAGGCAAAACACTCTCACTATGTTGACGCAAATAATGCTAATCATGCCCATAACTCCCAAGCCGCGAATGCTCCTCATGGCCATAATACACAATACGTTAGTGATAATCATTCACATCCATATTCAGTTTACGGTCTTAGATATGGTGAGGTTCCTGTAACAGTTTATAATGGACAATCTATGGCTGCATATGCTCACAGTTTCTATTATGGTGGGAATACCGGTAACATAAATAATAATCATTGGCACGCTTGTGACGGAAATAATGCTCCACACTCTCACTATGTTGACGGATCTAATGCTCCTCATGACCATAATAGCCAACAAGCAAATACTCCTCATAGCCACACTGCAACCATAGGCCAGACTGGCGATGGTGCATCATTTTCGATTACAAACCCATACCGTGCACTCTACTACATCATGAAAATCTAAATATTAATATTTATATCGTAGTGACTATTATTTAAAAAAAAATAAAGTCTCACTATAATATAAATGTCTGGAGGTATTGCCCAACTCGTTGCCGTAGGTGCACAGGACGTGCATCTCGTAGGCCAACCCGAAATCAGCTTTTTCAGGTCTACCTACAAACGCTATACTAACTTTTCTCAAACCGTGGAACGTCAGGTAATCCAGGGTAATGTTACCAATGGTGGCATGTCTACCGTCCGCTTTGAGCGAAAAGGTGACCTTCTTAACTATGTTTATCTTGTTGTGAACAACGGTTCTCTTGTGCAGCAGGAAGCTGATTGGACTGTTCTCATTGATAAAATCGAGCTCCTAGTGGGTGGTCAAGTTATAGATGAACAGGACTCTACTTACTCTACCCTAATTGCTCCAACTCTCTCCGCTACCAGTCAATCCAAGTCTAAAGTAGGTGATTTATTTGGTGGTGCTACTAACTCAAACTTCTACCCTTTGCGTTTTGCTTTCTGTGAGAACTGGCAGACTGCTCTCCCTCTCATAAGTCTACAGTATCACGATGTAGAATTGCGTATCACTTGGGGTACCGCCGCTGCCAACTCTAGTCGTAAGTGGGATGTATATGCCAACTATGCTTACCTCGATACACAAGAACGCGAGTTCTTCGCTGCCAATCCTCAGAATCTATTGATTACTCAGGTTCAGAAGACTATTGCTTCTCGTACTAAGATTCAGGAACTTAACCTTAATCACCCCGTCAAGTATTTAGCGGCAGGTCATGCCTCTGCGGTGAACATCCTTGGTAACGATGGTTCTGTTGATAACAAGCTTAAGCTTCAGATCAATGGCACTGATGTTGCTGACTTCAAGTTTGCCAACCCCAACTTCTCCGTGGTTCCCCTCTACTACCACACTACTCACGCGAGCTCCGCGGTTGCTTCTCCCACTGTTGAGAAGCTCTTCTTTTACCCCTTCTGTCTTGATGCCAGTAAGGTTCAGCCTACTGGCTCGTTGAATTTCAGCCGCCTCGACAGCGCTCGTCTCGTAAGCGATCGTAATGACTCCAATCAGGACATTTACGCTGTCAATTTCAACATTTTACGTATTGAGAATGGTATGGGCGGTCTCCTTTACAGTAATTAAATCTCTTCGTAACTAATAAAACATATGTGGAACGTAGTTTTCCTACTCGCCATCGTTTTTGTATTGACGTATGATCCTAAGTCCAGGACACTTGAAAAGTATGTTGCTCATCCTACGGCACCTACTCAGAAATCATGTGAAGATGCGCATTACCAATCCGTTCAGTTTGCTCAAAGTCCATATGAATGTCCACCCTCAGGAAGAACACAAATGGGTGCTATTGTGTAGAATACTTAAAAAGAAGGTGTGTATCTAAGTTATAATGATTGCAATGGACCGTGAAACCCTCATGATGGTAGCCACCATCGTAGCTATTGCTGGTGTTATTTTCCTGTTCAAGGAGATGAACAAAGCTAAGCAGGACCTTGAAGGTCTTAAAAACTTTTCCAGTACCCTCATTCAGAGGATGAGAACACCAGAACCTCAGATGGTTACCAGTGAAGAACCAGAGAATGAACCGGAGGTTATTGAAGAAAAGAAGGAGGAATAAACATATCCGGTTATTATAACTTGCGAATGCGCAATGAAAAAATACAAAGCTATAGCTATACCCGTCAGTTTCGTTGACGATAAACCCCGATTTCTAACGGTTAGGGATCGGAGATTCAAGGAATGGATATTTGTTACAGGTGGATGCAGACGAAGGGAAATTTTCAACCCTATCAGGTGTGCACTAAGAGAATTAGAAGAAGAGACTCGTGGCGTTGTATCACTTAAACATGGTGAGTATACCGATTTTAAATTTACAGTTAAAGAAAGTCCCACCATAGACTTGGAGTATAATGTATTTGTGTTCTTTGTAGACTATAATAGAAGTCATCAACAATCACTTGTTAAGAAGTTTTACGAAGAAAAGCAGAAGATGAATCTTAGGAAGATACAGAAGCTACCAATAAAGAAGACCTACGATGAAAATGATTATATGAGTTTTGATACACTCGAAGATTTCAACGCACGTAGACAATGGAAATTGATAGTTGACAATGTTCTAAAAAATCCAAAGTTTTATTCGTGTGTGACTTCTCTCAATAGAAAAACATTCTCTATTAAGTAGAATGAAGTCAAAGTCTTATATACTTATACAGATTAGAGAAATTTTAAAGAAAAATAGAGGATTTTGTGACGAAGAAGTAGATGTATGGATGAAAGAGAACGAAAAGAAAACAGTGTATGAACTTTTAACTTTTAAGAAAGAAATTTCTCAAAGTCAGGAATATCGTGACGTCTCTTGTATGAGATGGTTTAGAGAAGAAGACCAATAATAAGGTATGTTTAAGAAGTGGTGTAACCACAATAATTTTAACAATGCAACCAACTTATCGCATGTGCTCATGGACGGTGGTGTCCTTTCCGTGCCTTTCGATAAATTGAATGAATTCTATGAAAAGTACATAGAAGCTGTAAAAAGTGGTGAAAAGCTCTACGTCGTAGAACAAAAGACTGAGACTTACAATTTCTTTGTTGACATAGACTACAAAGATGAAAAGGCGCTAACATTAAGTGAGATTCAAGATATTTGTAAAATTATTTGTGATAAAGTTAAGCGTCACGGTGGTAAAGAATGTCTCATATCCGTTTCTCCTCCTAAAAAATCTGGAGATCTTATTAAAACTGGTGTACATCTGAACTGGCCGGGGTTCGTAGTTGATCAGTCATCAGCTGTGGCACTACGGGAGCACATTCTAGTTGCTCTATCAAAAGCAATAGGATCTATGGATTGGAATGAAATCATTGATTCAGCTGTATATGGTGATATTAGAAGAAAATCTAAAGGAAGTGGTTTTCGTATGCCATGGTCCCACAAAATGGCTAAACATGGTCCTTGTGGTGGTCGTGGATGTGAAGATTGTGGTAATACAGGTAAGATTGTACAAGTTGCCTATTTACCAGTTTTCATATATAAACATGGACCTCTAAGTACTCTTCTCAAGGTTGATCAAAAACCAGATGTTGATATTCTCAAAATGTCTGCAATTAGAACAAATGAACCTCAACATATAACAGTAGAACCACCTTCTAAGGTTATTAAGGAGGGTACATTTACGGATGCACAGACAAAAGATGAGATACAAAATGACGAATTAAAATGTCTCATTGAAAGTTTCATCCAAAAAAATATGGAAGGACAAAGCACGTCAATTGTCACTAAATTATTCAAACATAAGGAAACATATTTAGTAAGTACAAACTCTAAATACTGTGAAAACTTGAGGAGATCTCACAGTTCTAATCATGTATGGTTTCATGTAAGTGGTTCTATAATTGCACAAAAATGCTTTTGTAGATGTGAAACTATTAGGGGTAGACGAGATGGTTTCTGTAAAGATTTTTACGGTCGTAAGCATCATTTACCAAATAATATTGTTGATAAACTATACCCTAAAAAAGAAGATCTTAAAAAATGTCCCGAAATTAAAAAATTTGAAGAAAAACGACAAATTAAACATTCCGATGTAAAAGCACCCCTTGAGTCGTATATGATTAGATGTATGAAGTGTCCCGAGGATACACGCATTGTAAGCGTTACACGTCAAAAATCTGGATTTACAGTTTTGACAACTGTTACACATTGTGAAACAATAAAAGGTGTTCATGAAGGATCTACGATGTCATACACAATCAAAGGAACAAAAATAACTCAAAACTGTCCAATTTGTAAAAAGAATAATGCAAGAACTTACGAACTCAGTGGTCGTGTTAAACAAGCACTCAATCCACAAGAAAAAAAATAAAAATCAAATAATAGAAGAATGGCGTTCCTTCTATTAGGTATTACAGTTTATATAGCAAGTACAATTATAGGAGATATAAAGTTTAAGAAAATAATACCAGAAGGAGTAGACGAGTTTCATATATATTCCGGTGTTCACCCGGAGTTATATAAAGAGTACTTAAAACATAAAAAGAATGGTAATATACGTATGGTTCAAGAAACATTAGAAGAACTTGCACTATACACAGATATAGAGTTTAGGGAACAATTTCATCAAAAGATACTTAAAAAGCAGGATTCTTTATCTATATAATGGTTCAAACACGTACACGTACTGGTAGACAGATAAAGAAGCCTGAGCGTTACACTCCAGAAGAAACTGTTTTAGAGGATGATTATACTCATGATGATTATGATTCAGATGATATTGGATCTGATATTAACACAGAGGATGAGATTTACTCAGATGAGGAGAGTGAGGATGATGAAGATGAGGGAAGTCTCAAAGATTTTATTGTAGACGACGAGGATGAAGAAAGTGAGGAAAGTGAGGAAAGTGAGGAAGAATACGCTTAAAAAAATCAATATCTATATAAAAAAATGGAGACTGACCTAGGAAACCCCATTGATTACGATCCAAGTGTGGATCCATTACATAAAAACAATAGAAAAGATGAAGATAGTACACCTATAGATAATGAAATGGTTCAAGATCAACAATACTATTTTCATCCTTCGGAAATGATGATGCCTCCTCAACAACATTATCAACAACAAGAAAAAACTGATTTTCTATCCAATATTGATAAGTCTACATGGATAATCGCATTCGCTGTATTTTTACTCGGTTTTTTCATGGGGAAAACCATGCAACCAGTTATACTCAGATACACTTGAGTATGGAACAAAAGAACCTATGTCACCATAAACAGGTTCTAGTTCACCAGTTTCATCGCGTGTAGCTAATTGTGTAGGATATATTGGCATTATAAATGCATCTCTTGTATCTTCAATAAAACCATCTGTAGTGCTCACTTTGTTTTTTGAAATGGTAACAGTATTAGTTCGTATATACGGTTCAAAAAACAAAACAAAAAAGGCACTTGTCAAAATAATGGCGACAACTATTTTCCACATTTTGTTTACTTTATAATTATATTTTTTTATGAAATCCAAACTTTATTGATGTATTTACTTTTCTGGGTTTTCAGATGTTACCTCCTCCTCCCCATCTTCCTTAGACTCCTCAATGGTTCCAATAGTAGAAGCCGCTACCTCCTCTTCACGCTTTTTGCGTCGTTCCTCAATCTCATCGGCAACAATGGCATCAGCCTCCTTGACAAGATCTTCCATAGGAGTATCAGGCTTTTCCTTCCTAAGACGTTCAATGACATCAGCTGGATGACTAATGGGTGCCTCATCGGGCTTAGTATAAAACTTGGAGTTCTCGTCACCAGGTTTGAGGAAGTTCTTAGTCTCCATCATATCCCTCTTACGCTCATTAAACATACGAGTAGCCTCAGCCTGATTATCCCTGTAACCAGTCATGATCTCTTCAAGCTTCTCGTTGTTGTAGTGTACATCCTCAATCTTTAGAGGATCGGGAGGGATAAGTAGCCACTTATACATATCTACAACGTAAATATCAAAAGTGGAATCTTCCTTCTGAAGACGCTTGGCATGGGAAGCAGCCTCGTCACGAGAGGCGAAAGCACCGCGAATCTTAATACCAAACTTGTCATTTTTCTGAGGAGCCTCTGGTCCTACAACGGAGAGGCATGCATAAAGCTGACCTGGAACGGTAGTGTAATCTTGCTCGAGAGACATATTATACAGTATACTGCCTTCAAAACTTTAAGCCTGCTTAAAAGTAATACGTTAATACAAACATATGAGAACATTTTGGGATAAACAACCCGTTCCACAAGAGGGACTCAACTATGAAAAGGGAAAAGAAATTGAGAAAGAAAAGAACGTTGTAAAAGAACCCGTCAAACTTCCTCCCGGATTTTATTGGAAAGTCTGTTCAATTGAAGAAGCTCATCCACTTCTGAGCGAATATTATATAGCAGATGATACATCTAAACTTAAGTATTCAATTGAAACACTTAAATGGGCAACAGAAATACCCGGATACGAAAATAGAGGAATTGTTAATGAAAATACAGGTAATCTCATAGGTTTTATTTCAAGTGTTCCAAGTAGAATACGAGTATGTGATGATACATTATCAATGGTCCAAATCAATTTTCTATGCATTCACGATAAGTATAGATCTTTGGGTTTTGCACCACTTTTAATTAGTGAGATGAAACGAATAGCAAATACAAAGGGTGTGTGGCAGGCAGTTTACACAGCGGTCACTAAAATACCCACACCCCTCATAAAATCAACATATTGGCATCGTATTTTAAATACAAAAAAGTTATCTGATACAGGATTTTATAAAGTTTCAAACAAGACAAGACAAAGATTTTTGGAAGTTCGTGGTACATCTTCCTTCAGAAAAATGAAAACTAAAGATATTCCCAAAGTTACAAGAATATTACAAAATCACTTTAAACAATTCAAAATTGCTCCTATTATTGATAAAGAATGGGTAAAGCACTGGATACTCCCGATTAATTCTTATATAGATGACTCAAATGATACGTTCATATCGTTTTATGATATACCAAATGTGATGAATAATGGAACCTATACAATAAAACAAGCGTATTCTTTCTATATCGTTGGAGATGTATACAATGACGCATTTCTAATTGCAAAAAATCTTGGGTATGACATGTTTACTACTTTAGATATTGGTAGGAGTATACCATATTTAGAGAAGCAAAAGTTTTTAAAAGGTAACGGAAATGTTCATTACTATTTGTTTAATTGGCTACCCTCTTCCTCAATCTCATTAGAAGATATTGAGGTTAAATTACCTTGATCATTGAGTCTATCATTGATAAGTTCAACATATTCTTCGTTTATCTCCACACCTACAAACGGAAGTCCAAGCCTCTTGG